GGTGCGTACCAAGTGATTCCTAAGACTAACATTAAGGATATAGGTCGATGAAGAAAACTAAATTAAAAGGTGGGTCGGAATATGATGCTCTCACCCCCGCACGTAAGTGGTATAAGTATCTGACGAAGGCAGGCGTAGTCAAGTCTATTAAGAAACAATATAATAAACGTCTACGTAAAGAACAGAAGCAATTTGATAAGTCTATGATTGAATATCGTGACGGGGATAATACTTGAATTTTGAAAAAGTTTTGGACTATTTGGAAGCATGCTCTAGGGTCTTTTGACGAAGAGGATGGTTATAACGCAGAGAACGAAAATCATATTAGTTATATTCGCACCTTTATTGTGTTATCTAATTTAATCTGTGCATATATTATAATGATTAATATAATTATTGGGTGGTTTTAATTATGGAAGTATTTGATTGGATTTGGATTTTATTATCGTTAGGCATTACCATAGGTTTGGTGATTGTCATGGTGATGGCATTTATTCGCATTGGGTGGGTACTTGCAAAATGGTTAGTACCGATTGGTTTGGTACTCTATATAATTGCTAATTGGGTATAAGGAGATAATACCGTTATGAGCACTGAACAAGATGGAACCTACAAAGTTCCCTACGAACAATTAGGTGGTAAGGCAAAAATGTTAGCAGACCTCTTTACCAGTCATGAGATGCCGTTGGAAGACTATAAACTTCATGCACAACGACAGGAACAACAACTTGAGTTAGACTTTGGTGATACCGAACCCCTAGAATGGGATGTGGGTGAATTGCCTATCACCTACGTGGATTATAATATGAAACGTATTGGTGTACATTGGTACATGGATGAGGAGTTGACACTGGAAGCACTACGTGGTTTCAAGTTAGGCGATACGTTTGTATTAATTGAGGAAGACAATCCTACCACCAGCACCAAGGATAAGTATCCTAAGATTTTATCTTTAAAGAAAACAGGCAACGTCTCAATCACTACTGACAGTGGTGAGACATATGCAATTTGAAATCAATGAATTGGAAGAAGCATTACTCCGAGATGGACAAGTGGTTCCAGTTGACATACGAAATCGACTGGCAAACCTACGTGAACATGCTCGCACGTATGACGCAATGCTTGAACTGGTGCAAGTGGCACTCCCCCGTACATACTCTGTCATGTTTGAGGATGAATATGATATCATCATTACCGATGATGATGACCACACCCCCGATGATGAAGAGTAAAAAGAATTCATTTATCCACAAAAACCCTCTAGTAATATAGAGACACTACGTGTATAATGAATATTCAACAAAGCAAATAAAGGAGAATATTATGACTGCTAAATTGAGTAAGAAAACGAAGGTACTAAACCTTCTATCCAAAGGTAACAACGTTGCATGGACTACAATCCGTAACCGTTTTGACCTTACATCCCCACGAGCAATGGTTGACACTTTGAGAAGTGAAGGTCATGCTATCTATGTTAACACCATTGGTGGAAAAACCTTTTACAGGTTAGGTACACCTTCTGCTGCTATCATTGCTGCTGGCATTGAATCAGTTCTTGGTACTGAACAGGCTTACGCTTAATCGGTATACTCGACTTGAGGACAGGAAATCGATTAACACCAAGTCCACAATTTCTTACACGACATGAGTGTAAACAGATTTCCACCCTCTTAGAAGGTTAACTAAATAAAGGGTAGGCTTTCGGGTCTACCCTTTTTTTTGGGATATAGTATGACAAAGTATGACACCAATGAAGTGTTTCTAACAATCATCACACAGTTTAATAACCTGCCGTGGGAAGATAGAGTCATACTTCTCAAATTACTTAAACAACACCACAAGGACGCATTAAAAAATCCTGTGATTTTAAACGAAGATTAATTATGGCAAAAGTATTAGGAATTAACACCAGTCACGAAGCTTCTATAGCAGGGATGACTGACGGCAAACTTGACTTCTATCACGAAGAGGCCCGATGGGCACGTGATAAACATTACATACCCCATGAGGATGGCATCAAAGAGAGTGGTATGTTGTCACTGGACTGGGCATTTGAACAGACACCCGTTGATGATTGGGACACTATTGGTATAGCATCTTTTGATAGACGCCATACTTCTTTGCAATTAATGTATGAAGAACAGAACGAGGACGATGAGACCGTTCAGATATTTCCTTTGTTAGAAGAAGACCGTTGGTTGTTTGAAGACATGAGACAGTATCTGATTGCGGAACCTATTACAGTAGAACGTGTTGAACAAGCACAAAAAGAATTTCAATGGGACGGTGACACACAAGTATTTCAATTTGGTTTGGAGCCAGGCCATGACATGCCAATCAATACTTCTATCGCAGAGAAGTATGATATCAAAGAGTTTGACTTTGTTGAAGAACACCACCACCTGCTTCATGCATTTTGTGGTTTATACATGTCCCCATTTAAAGAGGCATTGGTTTTAGTTTGTGACGGTGGTGGTTCTAGAGCATTCTATGAAGACTATCCTAGTTACGGAGAAATAGAATCCATTTATTATTTGGATGAACAAACCGTTGAACCTCTATACAAACATTTAACAAACAATCGTGATATCAATTCCACTGTAATGTCATCGATAGACCAAAACTTTTTCTGTCATGACACGCAATTCGACTTAAGTGCAAGCGATAACAAGTATGGATATGATGTACGTTTGAGTTCTCTTTATTCTGAAGGACAAAAGTTTTCTATGTTGAGTCAGTTATGTAAATTGGACGAAATGGGACGAGCTGCTGGCAAGTTGATGGGACTAGCATCTTATGGTTTAAATTACCCATGGGATGAATATAGTAATCACGGTGTTGCAGGCAAGTTGCAACGTGAAACTGTAAATCACACCAAAGAATTAATTCAACGTGCATTAGACTATAAACCCGAATGTAAGAATATTATTTTGTCGGGGGGTTATGCATTGAACTGTGTTGGTAACTATGAATACAAAAAGATATTCCCCAACATTAATATTTTCATTGACCCCGCATCACACGATGGTGGTACTGCTATTGGGTCATGTGTTAAAAACACTTTTTATATGGGAGGCGAGTAATGGATATTGATGACGGTGTTAATAATTATTTAACAGTTGATGAGGAAGGTGCTATTGAGTTCTATCCAGGCAAGTATATTATTCGTACCCAACTTGAAGCAATCAAACAAATAGCATCTCAACAAATGGTTGCAATCTTTCAAGGTGAGTCAGAAATTGGCCCACGTGCTTTGGGTAATCGGTCATTATTGTTTGACCCAACAAACCCACGTGCTAAAGTTATTGTAAACGAAATTAAAGAACGAGAAGACTTCCGTCCATTTGCTGGTACGATTCTATTAGAATACTTTGAGGAATATTTTATTACCGAAGGCATAGATGAATCACCGTGGATGAGTTATGCGATTCGTGTTAAGGATGATAAGGTACAAGAGATATCTCCAATCGTTCACCATGACCTTACATGTAGAGTGCAGACGGTAACCGAAGAACAGAATAAAAACTATTACAACTTAATTAAAGCATGGCATGAAGAAAGTGAATGTCCTGTTATCTTCAATACATCGTTTAACCTTGGTGGTGAAGCGATGGTAGAATCCTTAGCAGATGCAGTTGATACTTGTGAACGTTCCGCAATTAATTTCATCTACGTGCCTGAAGACCAAGACATTCCACACCTAGAAAAGTTTGTTAAGACGGAAGAAGAACTTCAAGAAATAAGAGATACAATTGAAGAGGGTTATGCACAAGCTAATAGGGAAGAGTTTGGCAATGGCGAAGCAATAGACCTAACAAGTAACGATGCTTTTATAAATAGTTGAATGGAAGTAACCAATACTGCAATAGGAAAATTAATTGAAAAGACTAGCACCAATCATCATGTTATTCGTATCGGTCTCACTGGTGGGGGTTGTGCTGGGATGGAGTACGTATTCCGTTTCAACGAACCAAGTGAAAACGAACCCACAGACAAAGTGTTCGACTATGGAAAGTTCTCTATACGTATCGATGAGCAGTCCGCTCCACTCCTACGACATGCCACTCTTGATTATGTCGTGCGAGGAATCAACGAACAATTTGAAATCATCAACCCCGATGAACAATCCCGTTGCGGATGCGGAGTCTCAGTAATATTTTAAAAAGGTAATTATATAATGAAGTGGTGGAATAAATTTATAGAATGGGGATGGCGTCATGAGTTGGAAGCTGACAAAAAGTTTGATGATGCATGGAATGAACACAAAGATGATGTGTCGATAAAACCCGAAGTAATCGACATGATGAAAGATGATGTTGACCCCAACGACATATCAATTGAGAATGCGTACAAGACAAGATGGATTTGGTATCATACCATTCTAGCAATTGGTATCTTTTTTACTAACATAACACTATTAGCAATTTTATTATTATTGGCGATTAAATTATGAACATATATGATAACCCAGCATTAGACAAACCCTACATGCAATTGGTATGTAACCCCTATGAGCACAGTTCTTCTGTGAATACCCGTGTTACCATTGATGTAATGCAAAAAGATTTATCACGTGATGATATGGTAGAAGTATTAGAAGGATTTATGAAAGCAATGGGATATCACTTTAGTGATAAAGAAGCCCTTTGTATTGATGTACACCCATGAAAACGTCTAGCGCAAAAGCAAAAGGAAGACTGTTACAGAAGTGGTTTGCTAATTTACTAGTAGAAGAACTTAAAGCAGACCCCGAAGATTTAGAGTCTAGACCCATGGGTTCCCAAGGTGAAGATATCATCATGGGAAAACAGACTAGACAAATCTTTCCCTATAGTGTAGAATGTAAGAATCAAGAGGCAGTTAATGTATGGAAGGCATACGAACAGGCTTCTGAAAATTGCAAGGGTTATGAACCATTAGTCGTTATTAAACGTAATCGGTCTAAACCATTAATTGTTATGGATGCTGAAGCATTTGTTAGGTTACATGATAAATAGTAGAACATAACTTATTTTAGGAATTAATGAAAACATTTAACGAAATCATATCAGAGGCGACAGACAAGGATACGAAAGTACCCTTCCGTCTTGTTGTGCTCGCAGATAGACCAAAGACAGTTAAGGATAATGCAAGTTCTACTAAACTAGTGAGAGCCGCAGAGAAGAATAAACTAGAAGTTTATAACTGCAGAGTCAACGGTGCTTTTGTTATCCGAGACCAAGACACTGGTGAGATTCGTGTTCACAATGCAGACGATGATAAAGGTTTTGTATTAGACGCTGACACAATCGTCATGAACCGTGGAAGTGTAACCCGTAAAGATTCTTACCTTGATTTGATTTCTCAGATTGAACGATATGGTATTGCTACGTGTAATCCACGTGAGTGTATTGAGGTGTGCTCGGATAAGTTTAGAACTTACCTTAGACTTCAAGAGATTGGTATGAACCAACCACGAACTGTTTTGATTCCAAACGATGAACCCGAAACAGTTGATAGAGCACATGAAGCATTAGACAATGAATTCCCTATGGTGCTTAAGACACTACAGGGCAGTAAGGGTGTTGGAGTTCTTCTAATCGAAACAGAACGTTCTCTACAATCCCAAGTAAGTTTGATTTATAAGATTGACCCCTTCTGTGATATCTTACTACAGGAATATATTGAATCAGACTATGACGTTAGAGTTGTAATCGTTAACAGAGAAATTATCGGTGCAATGAAACGTAACAAAATCACTGGTGACTTTAGAAGTAATATGTCACAAGGTGCAAAGGCAGATGAGGTAGAACTCACTGACCTAGAAAAAGACCAATGTCTACAAGCAGCTAAAGCAGTGAATGGACAGTGGGTAGGTGTTGACTTTATCCCCGCAAAGAATAGGGATAAGGATGCACCATATATTATCGAAGTTAATCATTCGCCTGGAACAGCAGGTATAAGTAACATCATCAAACAGAACGTCTCTGAACTTGTTATTGACAAGTACATGGACAGGGAAATATGGAAATACTCACCGAAAGAGTGTGGTGTCCTTGAGACCATGGAGATTGATGGAGAAGAAATGACCGCTAAGTTGGACACGGGAAACAACACTACCGTGTGCTCGTTACATGCTGAAGACGTAAACATTAAGGGTAAGAAAGTTACATGGACTGGGTGGCATGGTAAGAAACACTCTGCTAAGTTAGAGAGAATGGTTTCTCTTATCAAACCCGAAGAAGAAAGACCTGTTGTAAAGATGGAGATAAACTTCTTAAATACTATATATGAACAAGAGGTGTCTTTAGACAAAAGGAATTCAATCCCCTTTTTAGTCAATCGTGACTTTATGAAAAGGGCGAACCTAATGATTAATCCAGCGAGGAAGTTTTTGTTAACTAATAGAAGAGATGATTCAGCAACAGACTAAACCGAGTATTCAAGAACGGTGTCGTGATAAAGCTTTAGAAGCGTGGGGTGACGTAGAATACGCAATCGACAACTATCCAAAGAAATTTGAAATGACCAAGTGGTTGAACCGATTGGGTTATAGCCCCATGGTGGTTAAGCACATGCAAGGACTACTGGAAGATATGAAGTATGAAGTTCGTAACGAAGAAGGTTGCGAACAACTAGAGGAAGGATACTCACACTTCACCCCCGCAAAGAAAAAGAAATTTCTTAAGTTCTTAGAGGATATTGATTCTTCTATTGCTACATGGTTGGTAGAAAATAAGACAGTACGTAAAGCAAGAGTTCAAACCGCTGAACAAAAGGTTAAAAAACTTAGAGCAATGTCGAAAGACAAACCTACTCACCATGAGACAGGATTGCATGAAATCGACCCACTGGAAATTATACGTGCTAAGAAACTATTTACATACAACGTTAAGACCCGAAAGATAAGATGTTATAGTTCTTATGGATTAAACGTCAAAGCAACTAAAATAGTATCAGTTGATAAAGTTGAAGAAAAGACCTTGACAGATATCAAATTACTTGATAGGCTTATTAAAGGTGGTAATATAATTGCTAACGGATTTATGGATGAGTTGAAGACGAAGTCCAAAGTACCCGAAAACAATCTTATTACTAAAAATACGATTTTAATAAAAGTGGTCAAATGATATTAATAGATTTTAGCCAGACCATCATTGCTGGTCTTATGGCACAACTCAAAATCAATGATGGTGAGGTAAGTGAAGACTTGCTACGTCATATGATTATAAACTCATTACGTAATTATCAGAAGCGGTACTCTGAGGAGTATGGTGAAATTGTATTGTGCACCGACTCTTCAAATAACTGGCGTAAGAAGTTCTTCCCCCTATACAAAGCAAACCGTAAAAAGACACGTGATGCTAGTGGTATGGATTGGACTCTCATATTCGATACCCTTCACAAAGTTAAGATGGAAATCAAAGAGAACTTTCCATACAGATACATGGCAGTAGATATGGCAGAAGCCGATGATATCATTGCTGTACTAACAAAACAATCAAAAGAACCCGTACTCATTGTAAGTGGAGATAAAGACTTTCAACAACTACATAAATACTCATACGTAAAACAGTGGTCACCGAACCTAAATAAATTTGTGGTTCAAGATGACGCTGAAGGGTTTTTAAAAGAACACACCTTGAGAGGTGATAAGTCGGATGGTATTCCGAATATCCTTTCTAATGATAATTGTCTAGCTGAAGGTATCAGACAAACACCATTGCGTAAAGCAGTGTTTGATGCTTACATGAGAATCACCATTGAAAACGATGATAAATACTATAGGAACTATCTCAGAAATCAAACTCTAATTGACTTTGATTTTATCCCACAGGACATAGAAGATAGTGTAATGAATGAGTATCAGAACACCACCCCTGTAACAGGAAAAGTTTTTGACTACTTGCGAACACATAGGTTAGATGACCTATTAAATAATGTTGAGGATTTCAGACTATGACAGAAGAAAAGAAAAAAGGCAGAGGTAGGCCAAAAGGCGCACCAAACAAACCTCTTATGGAAGGTATGCCAACGGAGAGAAAGACTCTCACAAATGATGCAGACGTTTTTGAAATACTAGGACAAGCAAACCTAGTTGACGAAGTGGACAAACAGGCACACGGTCTGAAAGTTTACAATGAAAGAAATGGTGCAGTAAGTAAAGTATTGAAGTGGGCATTTGACCCCGCAATAGTTTCCACCCTACCCGAAGGTGCTACACCTTTTAGAAACGATGATGCACCGTCAACAGACCTTGCACCAACAAGTTTAAGATTTGAACACAAGTTGTTTAAGTATTTTGTAACCGAACAACTACCACAACCAAAACGTGAATCCATGTGGATTGGCATGTTAGAAGGTATCCCTGCTAAAGAAGCAGAGATGATGGACTTGATTCATCAAGGTAAGTTTCCGTTTAAAAATATCAATGAAGAAGCTGTAAAAATAGCGTTTCCTCAACTATTAGGATAGATAAATATAATTGTAGACCGAGACTATACATAGACAAGAGAGTATATGATACAAAATTGTCATGCTCAATAAGCCAATTAATAGTCGTGTTCTGCTCCATGGAGAAACTAAATTATGAATGAAACTGAATCAACATTCCAACTACCGCCAGAACTTAATGACGTTCCATTGAACTACTCAATGACGCATATTACGTTTGAAGACGTACAGGGTATTTTATCCCTAGTCGATATTGCATTAGCAAGAGGTAGCATCAAAGGTGATGAACTCACTGTATTAAATCAAATCCGAAACGACTGTCTTGCGGAACTTCAAGACTTCCAAGTCTGGCAACAGAAACGTCAACAGGTAATGGCAGTAGAAGCCCAAGTTGCAAGGGAAGAAAGAGAAGCATCAATCCGAAGAGAAGCTGAAGTTGCAAAGGCAACATCAGAAGCTAAGATTCAATCCGCACAGGAAGCTGCTAGGATTCTTCAAAACAGAATCAATGAATTGGAAGGACAGATTACTGCAAGAGGTATAACACCCGTTGCTGGTACAGAAGTTCCTACTATGCCTAATACTAACGTATCAAAAGCATTTGAGAACGCAAGAAAAAATAATCCCGTTCCAACGATTACCAATCAACCACAAATTTCAGAAGACGAAGAATTTAATGCAAAGGTAAGTGAAGCACGTGAAGCTTTCGATAGTAATAACTCTACTATTGATGACCAAATGAAAGCACTGGGTGACATGATTGATTTCTCTGAAGATGAGGAATGGACTTACTCTTTTGATGATGCTGATTTTAAACCATTACCAACCAGTGATGGGAAGTCAAAAGATATGGATAACGTTGCACCATTGTTTGAAATTAAAGTTGGACAAGACGGTAACGTACCATTAGGTGAACAAGTTACAGAAGAAGATGTTAACGCTAACGTAACTGAAATGGAGATGGATGACTTTGAACCTATTGAGGGTGACGGTGAAGTCGAAATCGAAGTTAGAGAAGACCCCGAATCTATAGCTGAAGTTCAGAAGATGAAAGAATCTGTAGAAGATGAGTATGAGGAAATTGTAATTCCTAACTCAATGGAACTGCAGAAAATGACTAAGTCTAGAATTGCAGAAGTTGGAACATCATTAGGTTTTGTTATTTCTCAAGACCAAACAAAGTCTGCTATGATTAAAGACTTTGAAGAATCATCTTGGAACTTAATCCAAGAAGCTGAAGCAGACGAAAACTCAATGGTACATCAAGATGAAGACATCATACGAGATGGCGGATACTTTGGGGAAGACGACTCTTAAGAGTTCTACCCCCCACAACCCAAACTACGATATTCCCAAGGACACTTTTAGAGTGGACATTCCTTGGGATTGGTCGTGTAGATTAGGGTTACAGTTCGACAGAGAATACGCCAAGGTATATACAAATGAAGATTCTATTCTTGTATCAGCAAATGATTTGAGCAACTGGTTTGACCACATCAACCAGCCCCTTGAATATTATGGAGAAGTAAAACTATACTTTCACAAAGAACAGGGAAACCCAGCATCAACCCAAACGGACTACAATTGGGATTCTCAATTTATCACACTCAAAAAAAGTCACTTTACAGAATACAACATTGGTGATACCATTGATATGGAGTACATAGACCCTTGCCCTAAAAATGCAGTGTGGACTCTAGGTATTAACAAAAGAACTGTTCTAGAAGGTGAACGTCACATAAGACTATCCAAAGGAGACAACGATGGATTGGACACTACCGACAACTCAGTTAATGGGTAAATTCAACAAGTGGACTGAGAAAGATACAGCACTCTTTAAGACTGCTTTATCTAAAACTGGACAAGTAATTATACAAGTCCAAGACTCTTCAGACGATGACTTTGATAGACGCAAAGTTAAAATCGTTGAGAAACTAACCGAAGCAGGTTTCTTTCATCAACATGAGTTTGATGTAATGCGTGTGCCTAATGTAATTCATTTAGCATACATTCCTAACAAAAACTACATTGTTGAGAAGGTTACGGTATAAATACTAGTATGTCAGATATCGAATACAATGATTTTGGATTTACAGCGATGGACGCAGACGAACTTGCGTCTGTCGATACCAAGATTGTAGAGAAAACAGCCACTGCTACAGAAGTAATCAATAAACTAGATAACTTCATCCGTCCCCTATTGGAAAACCTTGCAAAGGATTCTGACAAAGACTATATCTACTGGCCAAAGAGAGTAGACATCATCAACAAGAAAATAGAAGAATTAGATTTAATTCAAAAAAATATCTAAAACCCTATTGACTGTACCCCCCCTTATAAAGTATAATAGATTTATCAACTGACAAAAGTTAGTTGTGAGTTCAAGTCACTTAGTGAAGAACTCTTTATTAATTAGACCCTGTTTATTCAGCGTCAATACATAAGGTGAAAACTATGAGTAAATTTAATTTACAGGAGTTAATGGCTGATACTCCGTTAGATGGTAATCCACAAAGACTTGCAATTGCAATATCTGAACTGAGATTATTGGAAGACAAAATCGACCTATCCCCCGAAGCTTATCAACGCTTCTTCCTTGCGGATGACAAATGGCAGTCCATGTTTATGGCGTCATTCTTTAACCCCGAAGTAATTATCCCCGAAGTCGCTCTAAGACTTGGTGCAATGATTCCTAAAGTTGGAATACTTGCCGAAGTAATGGACGGTTGTCAAAGGGTATCTACTATTTTTCGTTTCATGAACAATGAAGTAGCATTACCTAATGTCGATGAACTTGCAGAAGTGCAAGCGCCTGGAGAGGACTTTACCCACGACATAAGAAAAAAACTTTATAAAGAATTACCTCTTTCTGTTCGTGATGCATTCTTGGCTTATCAAATACAAGCACAGATGTACTACAATTTAACCCCGCAAAAAGCAGGGTGGTATTTTGTTAATGTCTTAAACAACACAAACACATTAAATGCACAGGAAAAAAGACAAGCGGTTTCTTCTGCTATGTCTAGAACTGTACAGCAATGGGCAAGGTTCAATCCACTAGGTATATTTGAAACGGTTGACGGCAACAAGTTGAAGTGGATTGCAAAAGCAGAACACAAACGTTTAGATGTAGACAAGACTCTTGCAGAGATTGTGTTTATGTGTAGTGAGGAAAGTTTCAAAACTAAAGGAACCACAGGTAAAGTCATAAATGATTTTTATGATACTCAAGCGTCTATGTCCCAAGATAAATTTAGTAATGCGGTGCATATTGAAAAGGTTCTTAAGTTTGTAGGTGAAAGTATGAAGAATCATGCCACCGCTAAGTCTAAGATTGCCCTTAAACCTTTCAGAAACTATTGTTACATGGTATCTAGTATGATGAAGGCGAAGAGGAAGATAGACCCTATTGAGTTTATGGAAGTTTACATTCAAGCAATTTATAACCTCAAGAACGTACCTGTTCCCAAAGGTCTCACTGGAACCCCATACGAATTACGTATGAGAGGTAGTGGTGCAGAAGACACTAATGTAGCACTGGAATTATTGTGGAAAGAGATGTCCCTCATAACATTCTCATCTATTCAGTTAGATAGTAAGAGAACATTTACCCGTGAAGAAGTCCTTGACGCTTATACGAAGCAGGACGGAATATGTGCTATATGCGGTATGGAGATGGGTGAATTTGGTGAACACATTCACGGTGACCACGTATTATTGTATAAAGACGGCAATTCTACTACACCCGATAATTGTGATGCTGTTCATGCATCATGCAACGTTAGAAAATAAGCGAAAAACCGCTTTACAGTGACAGCTAGTTTTTGATAAGCTGGCTGTCAAATCAAAAGGAAAGATTATGAATAGTATATACGAAGATAGCAAGGCAGTGATGCAGATTGTAAAGATTGGGCGACAGATGATTGCTGCCTGTGAGTGCAACCTATTATTCCCGAAGGATGACCTTATGTGGAATCGTGCTGTGACTGCTGGAAACAAACTTGTCACCCTAGGAACACCATGGGGTATCAAATCAATAAAAGACCTATCACTAGAAGAGTCTAATGCGGTTAGGGAATTTCTAACCAACAAAGATAACTACACCTAAATTCCCCATTACGGGGAAAATCCGTAGAGATAAAAAAACTTGAAGGGGCTGTTGACAATGACAGCCCTTTTTTGTTAGCCTTATAGTATGGAAAAGATAATTAAAAAGGTTGATTGGGAGTTCACACAAGGACTTGCAATTATGGTACTACCCCTAATATTGGAGATTGCTAAATGGTTGAATTAGAGAATAAACTCGCTGTTTTAGATGACGCTAAATGGAATATGAAGTCGAATGTCGATAAAGTTAACGACATAACACGTGCTATCAAGTATGATGACACCCCCATGAACATCTATATCCAAGTAGAGTCCCTTGCAGAGTCCCTAGGAATCGATGTGGAGTCTGAGGTTGACGAGATTAGGTCTAAAGTAAACGACCTTGAGAGCGCAATATACGAACTTGTGGCTCCATTTGAGGACAAACTAAGGGATATCGAGAACGAACATGACGAACTCGAAATGGAAATCGAAGACAAAAAATATGAAATGAGCTGTTGACAGTGACAGCACTATTCCTGTAAAATGGCTACATAAACTGAGAAAAGGAACTGAATTATGGCGTATGTATCACAATCAATGAAGAAAGAACTTGCTCCTGCTATCAAAGCAGTGTTGAAAAAGTACAAAGTTAAGGGTTCAATCGCTGTTCGACACCATTCTACCCTAGTTGTTAACCTAAAAAGCGGTTCGGTAGACTTCCAAAAAGATTCTAACCACGATGGTGAGTACCACTATCAAGTAAATCCCTACTGGTTTCAAGACCACTATGTCGGAACTGCTAAATCATTCCTATCTGAGTTGATTGAAGCGATGAAGGGGCCAAATTTCTTTGATAAATCGGACATTATGACCGATTATCACCATCGTTCACACTATTTTGATGTGAATATCGGAAAATATAACGAAAAATATGTTGTCACCGCTTGACAGTGACATCACTTTTTTCATATAATGGCTACATGATAAAGAAAACGGAGAAAATTATGAGTGTTCAAACTATCAAACAAGAAATGATGAAAATGACCCAATCTGAGTTGAGTCACATTATTCAGTTAGCACAACAAATCAAGCAGATATCTGCTACTGCGACTTTTTCGGTTGGACAGGAAGTTTTTGTGGTTCAAAAAACCAAAAAGACGCCTGGAATCATCGAAAAGATGAATCCCAAAAAGGCAGTCGTTAGGATGAACTACGGTTCTAGGGGAGTTGTCCCTGTTTCGGTTCCTTATTCAATGATGGAGGCAGCGTAATGACTAAATTATCCGCTTTGGTTGAAGAAGTAAACCAAGAACAAGAATTGCTTCAATTGTGTGAGAAGTTATGTGATGACCTTCTCACGGAACATAAAAAACAGTTTCCAACTTTGACTGAATATTCCTACTATTACAAAGTATCTAGGAAGTACATCAAGGTAATTCAGAACTGTGGTAATCAACAATCGGTTTGGGGGTTCATCAATAAGTCAAAATGGACTAAACCAAATGGTGTTACCTTTGAGTGTGGTGACGTACTCAAGTCTGCTGGTTGGGCAACCCCAGCACTGAATCAGGCGAGAGGCAATCTGTTTGACGGTTACACTATCACGGGGATGAGAAAATACGGCCCCGACTACTTAATTTAACGGAGACTACTATGGCGAACTTACTAATTCAAACCCAATACTGCGAGAACTATGCTGCTCATGATGAAGATTATGTGCATGGTGTTTCAGCCCCACATTGGAAGTACAAAGGTGGTTCGTCATATGTTATTGCCGTGGAGTCTTTTGACGTTGATGGTCTTCAAGACCTTATCGAAGAGACTTCATTTTTACATACTTTCCGCAACGAAGCAGCTGAGGAATATGTCCTTGGTTGGGAAGTTGTATCCGACTCTGAACTTGCTAGCAAGATTGAACCATGGGAATCCCCATACATTCTCGCTAAGAATGAGGCGGGTCTGTGGACTTCTAAGAAAGTCACCGAAAATGGTGATTACGGTTATCTAAGAAGTGAGATAGTCTCTAGGGTTCAAGTTTGGACATATGAAGCAGGCAAAACTGTAGACCAGTATCATGTTGAGTATGTCATGCAAGATGGAACCACAATCGTGGGTGATGAATCTCTTTCTAACTACCTTAAGGCGGTTGCATAATGGCACTAACTTATTTAAAAGAAATTACGGATTGGAGTGATTGCGGTTGTAACATTCCAAACCACACTTACATTTTCAATGAGAAAAAACAAAATGTAGGATATATTAAAACGGGAACACGGAAACAAATTTTCTACGGAAAACCTTCCAAGTTGTTCAGCAAATCTAGGCGCAAATTCGTCCAGTTGAAAAAAACAGAATCTGATTATGATTAAACCACAAACAGAAAACATTTTGCAAGACCTCGATGGAGTTCAGCAAATCTATAATTTCCCTAATGGTTATGGTGCTTCCGTTGTGAAGCACAAGATGAGTTATGGGGGTAAAGATGATTTATGGGAATTAGCGGTTATCAAGGGTGAAGATTTATGTTATACTACTCCTTTAACAAGTGACGTTCTTGGTTGGTTAACTGATGAAGATGTTCAACGTGCACTTAAGGAGATTGCTAAACTATGAATTTATTTTACTTACACGAAGACCCAGTCAAATCGGCATCGATGCATGTGGATAAACATGCCGTCAAAATGGTCATTGAGTATGCTCAGATGTTATCGACTGCTCACCGTATCTTAGATGGTAAACAATATATCGATGCATCCAGTGGACGTAGAATCAAACGATGGGCGCTTGAAGGTGAAATGGAAGGTATGCTGTACAAAGCATCGCATATCAATCACCCTTCAACACAATGGGTTCGTGGTAATGCTATACAGTATCAATATGCTTACGATATGTTTGTTGCATTGTGTGATGAGTACACGTACCGTTATGGACGTACTCATTTGACCGATGAGAAACTCAGAGGTTTATTGAATCAACTACCAAATAACATTTCATTGGGTCAATGGTCTGAACCACCCCAGTGTATGCCTGATGATGTAAAAGTCGAAGGCAACTCCTTAAATGCATACCATAAATACTATGCTAAGTACAAGAAAGACTTTGCAGTTTGGACTAAACGAGAAGTCCCCACATTTATGGAACAATATGCCTAACTACGATTTTTATAATTCTAAAACAGATGAAGTCGAAGAGCACTTCATGTCATTCACCAAGTTAGATGAGTTCAAAGAACAGAACCCGCATCTACAACAACGTATCCTAGGAGCACCAATGACAGTTGGTGGTGTAGGTGACCGAGTTAAAACCGATGATGGGTTTAAAGAAGTATTGTCTAACGTGGGTAAAGCATATCCAGGCAGTACGGTTGATAAACGTTATAATGGGGTTGGCGTAAAAGAATCTCAAACACGTGCGATTATCAAAAAGCATATTGACTTACAGTCAAAAAAGAAGTAGAATAGAGAGTATATGATGATTAAAGTGAGAACAAATCCCTACGACATTTCTGAACTAGAAATGTTTGACCTTGATACTGTACAGGAAAACGGTCAACGTTTCTACTGTGATAAAAAAGGAATCAAGTACCCCAGCGTAACAACTGTTGTTGGTTTGGAATCACGTAAACATATTCAAGCGTGGAAAAAAAGAATTGGTGAAGAGAAAGCAAACAAAATCACTAAAGCTGCTACAGACCGTGGAACTAAAATCCACCAACATGTAGAAGATTATCTACGTAAAGAAAAAGAGTTCATTGAATTTGACAACCTTATCCATGAAGGAATGTTTAAAAGCATTCGCCCAGTTTTGGATGAGATAACCCCGCTTGCTCTAGAAGCACCGATGTATTCCGATACATTAAAGATGGCGGGAAGAGTTGACTGCATTGGAATACTAGACGATACGCTTTGTGTAATTGACTTCAAAACTTCTGGCAAGTTTAAAGAAGATTATATGGCTCGTCCATGGTTCTTACAAATGACTGCTTATGCAATCATGGTTGAAGAACTTACAGGTAACAAGATAGAGGAGTTGGTGGCATTAGTCATGGTTGAAAATGGACAATACCAACTCTTTTCCGCTAACCATGAGGACTACATTGATGACCTGTGCAAGGTGCGTGCTCAATATAAAAACATTTACGGAATATGATAACTAAAAAAGAATTTACAGAACAGGTAGAAGTTCTACTTAATCGTGGTGCTAGTGTTATGGATGCTATTATTAAAGTATGCGAGAATAACAAAATAGAACCCGAATCAACCAAGAGACTTTTGAGTGACCCATTGAAGATTAGATTGGAAGCGGAAGCAAAGAAGTTAAACATGGTCAATAGAGGTGCGAATTCACAAGCATCGTTGACTACATTTTTTAAGTGAGGTAATTATGGAAAATGGTGATATCGTCACGGTAGTGACACTGAGTGGTGAGTACGTTGGAAAACTCACTGAAATGGATACAAGTGCTGGAGTAGTAACTATCAAAGAACCTAGGATGATTGTACAATCGCCTGATGGTCAGATGGGGTTTGCTCGTGGGATTGCCGTAACAGGTGTTGAGAATCCCGATGACTGTACGTTTATGAGTGTTGTCTTTGCGACTCCAACGAATGACCAAGTACGTTCAGCATATCAAGAAGCAACGTCTTCAATTATTGCACCACCCTCTGCCCCAAAATTAGTCAAATAGATGACATCAAGGGAAGGATTTGATGCTTATCAGTTATACCTTGGAATTAAACTACACTTTCATTCCAAGGACTATGACTTTGTAAAATACAACGGTGTTGTAAAAGCAGAACTACCATCCTTTCTAAAACGTAAAGACAAATTTCATTTTGGAAAACTTTCACGTACCTATAAACACGAACTTAAGGATTTCTTCGTAGCGAACCTATCTCAAAAAGATTATTGGGTAGGTGACCTACTAGACAAGGAAGCGGATAAACGGTTCAAAGACTGGAAGAAAAACAAACAGAAATTGTCTTACCTTTTTGAGACAGAAGTAGGCACGCTTTTAAAACATTACAAAATTGATACGGTACTAAGGGTTGATAAGGGACAACATCCACGTTTACTAAAGTCCTTTCTAAGTAAACAAATAAGTTTACCTACCATTTGTATTATGGATGCTATCATAGGATTCACTGCAGATTGGGAACGGTTGATAACGGAGAAGGTCTTGTATCCCGATGTACATAACCAAATCAGAAAGTACAAAGCATTCATAAACTATGACCATGCCCAGTACAAAAAGATATTAATAGAACTATGCTCACAATAGTAGGTAACGGAACAGAACGGGAGATACCCCAAACAAGATGGTGGGGTTGTAATGCGGTTTATCGTAACAGAGTTAAACATGCACGACCCGAACTTTTGTTTGCCGTAGACATACCTGTACAGACAGAGATAGTTGAAAGTGGTTACGCTGATACAAACAAGTTGGTGGTAGGTAATTGGGATGTTATGCCCATTAGTATATTGGAATCATTAAAGATGGGTTTCGGACATACTAAAATTATCGAGTCCGTCCGCCAGAATGATGAGTATCTAGTAATACAGGGGGATGAAGTTGAGACTACTTTTCTTGGCTTAAGCAGCCCCCAAATGAAGAACATTATTATGTATAATTATCCCGAACTCAAGAACCTCTTTTGTGGAATGAGTGCACTAGGATATGCTATGCTTAATGGTGAGAAGGAAATCACATTGACAGGATTCAATGCATTGGAGTCTGAAAATTACTCTAATAAATATGAAGGTACTTTAAATTACGGACATAAATACAATAGTGAAAGCAGAGTCTTAAGTGCTCAGCGTTCACAGTTTATTGCTCTACTTGAACGATTCAAAGATGTAGAGGTTTTTATCAAAAACCCTCTTACAAATATCGTAAAGGTAGAGTATAATAAACTATATTACTATGAAAGTAGTGAAAGGTGGATTCTAGGCGAAGGTCTTGAGTCCGATACAATGCGATAAGATGCGATATAATTGTTAATAAAATAGGAGAATACAATGTCAAATTCATCATTAGATAAACTACGAGCAGCGATGGAATCTGCTTCAGGCCCAGCACAGGGTGAAAAAAAATCCTACAATGACGATACGATGTGGAAACCCGAACTTGATAAAACAGGTAATGGTTTCGCAGTAGTTCGTTTCCTTCCAACTCCCGAAGGCGAAGAAATGCCATGGGTCAGTTATTTTGACCACGGATTTCAAGGCCCAGGCGGTTGGTATATTGAGAAGTCTCTAACGACTCTTAATAAACAAGACCCCGTCAGTGAATACAACTCTCAGTTGTGGAATACTGGAATCGAAGCAAACAAAGAGATTGCACGTAAACAGAAGCGTAGACTTCATTACATGTCAAATGTCTATGTTGTTTCAGACCCGAAGAACCCCGATAACGAAGGCAAAGTTTTCAAATACCGTTACGGTAAGAAAATCTTTGAAGCTCTTAAGGAAGCAATCTCACCAGCATTTGAAGATGAGAAAGCAATCAATCCTTTCGACTTGAGAGGCGAAGGCGCTAACTTCAAGATTAAGATTAGGAAAGTAGATGGCTACTGGAACTATGACAAATCTGAGTTTAGTGACCCAGCACCTTTGTTTGAAGATGAAGATAAACTAAATGAAGTTGTTGCTTCTATGCATAGTTTATCGGACGTTATCTCGCCTAGTGAGTTCAAGTCTTATGATGAACTGAAGGAAAAGTTCAATCGTGTTCTAGGACTAACTGGTGCGACAGCAACCTCAACAGCAGAAAGCGTTGCAGAAGATATGGAAGAAGTGCCATGGTCTGACGTAAACAAGGAACCTGTTGCTGAGGCTCCAGTAATCCAATCAGCATCCGATGATGACTCAGAAGACGCTATGGATTACTTTAAGAAACTTGCCTCTGACTCGTAATCGTCAGTTGTAAGCTTCGGGGGGTGGTGACTATATTATGTTTACCAAGTGAGTGCACCACCCAGTTAGAACTAAGACCGTGGATAAAAATCTGAGGGGGTACTTAGTTAGGGAAAGGCAGACAGCTAAAATAGGAGCGGGTTTGTCGGTAAGGAGCGGGTAGCAGTAATGCGTGGGGCGACTTTACACCTTTTACAAATTTTTTACATTATAAATAAACATTATGCCACAAGTAACACCAAAACACGATAAGAAAAGGAATAAGACAGAATCCTTTGACCAACTACTCAGACGTTTCAAGAAATCGTGTGAACGGGCAGGTATTGTCCAAGAGGTTAGAGATAGAGAGTATTATCAGAAACCTAATCAGAAACGTCATGAAGCAAATCAAAAACGCAAGAGACGTAACTATCTTGATAAACTAAAAGCAGAACAACAACATGTTCGTGCAAAACTAGCTAGTCGTTGGATTACGTAATGTCATGTCTACTAAAAGAATACCACAGAAACCTAAGACTAGGACTTTCAAAGAACTGTTTGTAAAAGACACTCCATACGGTCACAAAGTTCAGAGAGACCGAACCAAGTATAATCGAAATAAGTTTAAGCGGGAACAGCTGCTAGACGGGAACCAGTAGGGTCTGTATCTCTAGGTGTTGGGTTTGTACCTCTCACATTAGTATTAGACGCATTCGTTGTTGGCGCATTGATTGTGGTTACTGCTACTTGTTGCGATGCTTGTCTTTCACCGTCTCTAACTCCTTGAGTTGCATCTGCGACATCACCAGCACTTGCACCTGCTCTATTTAAGTAGTTTTGTCTAGCCAAATCAGCAGCGTTCATCTCGCCTCTCTCTCTCCCACCGAATCTATCGATGCCCCCATCATCATACAGGCCTGCACGACCTTGTTCTGCCGCTACCGTTTCTGCAGTGAACTGTCCCAAGCCATTCCTGCTGTTCGCAGTCATCTTCTCAAAAAGTTCATCCTGCCTTGCTGATTCTTCGTCTGAAAGGGCTTCACCATCTCCTAAGAGTCTTTTAGTAAGTGCGTCATACTCTCGTCTTTCGGGGTCAAAGAAGTTTTGTTTGTCTGCTGTTCTTTGGTCTACGTCTTTTTGGCGGAAAAGAACATTATCCTCAGCTTTTTTAATTTGGTCTGTATAATCAAGCGTACTCCATTCAGGCTTCTCTTCCTGTTTCTTTTTCAGTTCTGCTAATTTTGCTTCTGCTTTCTTTAATGATTCCTCTCTACGAGCAATTTGTTCATCGAATCTTGCACCCCGTTCTTCATCCGACATTGCATTAATATCCGCCATGTAATCCATGGATTCCTGCTTTATGTCTTCGTCAGCATATTTCATGTCATTAGCTTTAGCAGGGTCAGCACCATTAGTCATAGCTTCAACCTTTTCGTTGGGTTCTTCACCATCGATTAACCAACCTAAACCAAATGACTCTGCTTTCTTTTTTAACCATGCTTTGATATCAAAACCAAAGACATTTTTAAAGAAGTCACCTATTGCTTTGAAAGGTGTCAACATCAAATCCCATAATCCACCAAGGACATCTTTAACACCTTGGAACATTCTATCGAAGTCCCCAGTAAAGAGACCAGCGAAGAATTCATAAAATCCACCAAAGATATCTCCAATTGTTGATATGATATCCATGAAGTAATCTACCACTGTATCGACAGCGGCTCTAAATCCTTCTGATTCTTTGTATAGATACATTGCACCAGCTACCAGTGCGAGTGCAACAAGACCAATCAATAATGCTGGGACTGAAAGTCCTAATGAAGCTGCTAACAATGATACACCAGTTGCAACCATAGCTGCAGCTGAAGAAAGTAATCCTTTTATCATTAACCCAGCAGATATTGCAAACTTTTTCCCTTGTTTAAGAAATTGTTTACCTGATGCCATTAAATTAGTTGCCATTACCTTAGCACCTTCACGTGCTTTGGCTAAACCATTAGAAATATTTTCACCCATGTTCTGAATACCACCAACGATATCACCGAATACATCTGTGTTTTTGCCTCTAGTAAATAATGTACCGATAGCATTTACATTTTCAACCATAGAGTCAAACGCACCCATGAGGTCAATACCAGTAAGTTTTTTGAATGCACCTGACATGTTTTCCATGTATTCCATGCTTTCTTTTTGCATCTCTTCGAGAGCTTTGTCTAACTGGTCTTGGTATTCCTTTCTGTTTTCTTTTTCACGTTCAATATTTTCATCAAATGATTTGGTTTGTTGGGCGGTCTTTTCAGCTAGAGTTTTTTCTGCTTCCTCTCTCGCTGTTCGTAGTTTTTCTAAAGCTGCACCTGTGACTTGTTTTCCTCTTGTCGCAGCTTCCAGTTCAGCGGCTTCCGCCTTCTCAAACGCTACACGTGCTTTGTAAAGAACATTACCTTTCTTGTTGGCAGTTTCTAATCTTTCTGCACGTTTTTGTTCAAGTGAATTTATCTTATCGTTTACTTTTTTAAACTCACCAAAATCGATACCAGCTATCTCACCCTCACCTTCCTTAAGACCTTGTGCTACTTCTTCTAAAGTATTCTTAAGTTTGTTTGCCGTGAGAGCACCAGCAAAAGAATCTCTTGTAGAATTTCTAAAGTTAGCTGCTGTTACAGCAAACTCTTTATTGGATTCTGCAAGAGTATCTATGACTTGCTTAAATGCTGGTTTAAGAGACTTTGCGGCCTCTTCTAACTGCTTATCGATTTCGTTTGCCATTGGTTATTTGTTTCCGCCTTGGCCGTTGATTTTGTCTTTAGCTGTCCCAGCATACAGACCAAACCAAGCTGCACCAGCACCAACTACGATACTGATAAGTCCCGATTGTTCCATGGTGGGGGCATCAAGTTCCATGAACCACATAGTACAGTAGTACAATAAGAATATGTAAACACTTAAAAATGCTCTTGGGAATATTCTCCATGAATCAACCATGTTGGATAGGTATATCCAACGTTGCCACGGATTTTCGGGTTCTTGTTCTGTTTTTAATTGTAGAATTTCAGCTTTAAGTGCTGAGTTTTCTGTTACGAGTTCCATGAACTTACTGAGGTCAATCTCTACCTCATTACGACTCATGTCACCACTAAATTTTTCGTCTGCCATGTCTATCTCCTTTGTGATTTATATTTGGCTTGTTCATTTTTTTGCCTTTCCTGTTCATCTTTTAGGAATTGCATTAATAACATAATATAAATCTCCCTTTCCCATGGCATCATATTTTCAAGTTCTCCCAAACTATAATTATGATGTTGCATCAACTGAAAGTTCGTATTGTAATAATTCAATACACTCTCATGAGAAAGGCATATCAAAAAAAACTTTGTAGGCCCTCCATGGTTCTACTTTGTTCTTTTCCACATGAGCAGGTGAAGTCAACGTCCATATAAACTTTAGGCATGTCATCAAAATAAGCACCTAATTGTTCCATTTGTGGAAATGTTAAACTATCCACAAACTCATTGAGTTCTTTTTTCGATACATCATCTGTATCATATACATTTTCTTCATCGAAAATTTCAGTGATACATTGCTTCAACATTTCAAAGGGTTGTTGGTCGGCAGGCATTTTATTTACCTGTTCCATAAGTCCCCAATCGGGATACCTTAACACAACACCCAAGTTGTCGTTTATCATAACTTTAGGTTCAACACCTTTTGACTTAGTTACTTGAACTTCGTCAAGGTTTATTGTAACCTCTCCACTTCCTTTACAGTCATTGTCCTTACAAGGCAGATTAAGTTTAACAGTTTCACCAACCGATACTGCTCTAATTTTAATGAACAGATATTCAATATCAAACATAGGAAGTTTTTCAACGTCCAACCATTCGTTTTCATCGTATGATGTTACTGCCTTAATCATTTGCTTTATAGAAGCAAGTGACCGACTTTGGTCTTCACCCTCTTTCGCAATTACTAAAACTTTTTGTTCCTTAACAAGAAACGGTCTGAATGTTACTTCACGGCCGTCACTTGGTAGTACACATTTATAAGTTGGTGCACTTTGTATTGGTAATGCCATAATTTATTTCCTCAATTATATAATTAGTTACCATTGCCGAATACGTTATTAATCTTACCAAGATTAGTATCTGCTTTGGTTAACTTTCCAAGAAGTTTATCACCTTTACTACCAAATCTAGAAGCGACTGATAGTCCTTCCATAACAGCATTAAGTGCCCTTCTTCCTTTATTTAGTCCCGATAAAGCTGGTGGTTCTGTATATTCTACTTCCCACCCTCTGTATGCCATTGTACAACTGAACTTCAAAATACTATCGGGAGTATTTGCGTCTAACGCCATTGCGTCAAATGTTTTCGGATAACATTCATATAATTTATACTTCAACGCAGAACCGCCGTCAGTCCTGTACTGAGTTATATCAACCTGTCCAATGTAATCGTTGTAATATGCAAATGTTGGTTGCAACTGACTACCTTCTCCAGCAGTAAATACTAAAGACTGCCATGCTTCGATGATGAGTCTATCAGCGAATGCTTGGTCGCAATTAAAAGTAAATATGGTTTCACCACCATCGTTGACTGCATTGGGCATTTGTCTTTTTTGTCCGTATTCAGACCATGGAGTAGATTCGATTGTTCTTCCTGGCAATGAAGCAGTATCACAACGTAATCCTTCTAACGATAACCCCATTGGGCCAAAGAAGTCTGCTTGGAATCTATTTGCTCTTGCACCAGTATCAAAGTTTGATACAAACCTATCGATACCAGTTCCCTTATCATCCCCACCTAGAAACGTGGAGATACCTTTATTAATTAGGTTTTCTATTGCCATTAAATCTTCCTCATGCTTTCAGCGTATACTGTGTTCGCATTTATATTAAACTTTGTTGTTGGTAACATGGACACCATATCCCAATACTTGGGTTCAACCTCTTTTATGTAACTATCGAAGTAACCATTTAGGTATTGCTTCACGCAAGGTTTTGCCCAACGATATGCACCTACACTTTGCACCATCTTATAGTTGATATCAAATCCACCGTCCTCTACATTAGTGTACAATGCATCTAACAATCTAATACGATATCTTGGTGGTAGGTAATGAAGATTCAAACCCATGAACCCAGTATCATATCTTTTGATAGGAATGCAGAGAGGAAAGTAATCCCAGTAAGGTAACTTTGCCTTAGTCTTTGCATCATAAAAAAACATGTAAAGTTTACCCATTTCAACTCTTGTTGTGGTTGGGCCGACTTCATCTAGCAAAGATTGAGAACGCACTCGTATCTGTCTTAAATTATTACGGAACCAATTCAAACTGTCTTGACTACGTTGACGAAGTTCACTTGGTTTTTCGTTGTTTAAGTCATCCAGTAATTGTCCCATACATCTATTTATGCATTTAGGTCAAATGGTCTTCAGTTAATATGCGAAATTTATAGCGTCTGTCTTTGCAGTAGGATTCTGCTGCTTTGAATTTTGCCTGATTGACCGCATAAGTCTGTGCTTCCATTAAATATCTCTTGGAAACTCTATGCTGTGGTTTAGCAGGCGGTTTGAGTTGTTTCTTAGGTTTGACCTCTATGATTTCCCGTACAGTCTGTCCCGAAGTATTTACATACTTAATGTAAAAGTCGGGGAAGTATCTGTGTCTTCTTTTATCAAGAGGGGAAATGTAAGGTATAACGATTTCTTCAGACCCCCATTCAATGATATTGGGGTTTGAATCAGCGTAAACCATGAATCTACGCTCCCAAAGAGAACGATAGTATATTTTAGTAGGGTCACCTTTGTATTTTTTATAGTTTTTAGGTTTGAACTTGCCACTGTAAGACATAAATAGATATAACACCAATATAATTAATAACGAAGGTATTTATGGGTTTAAGCAAATTACTAGACAAGGTCAATCAAGCAAAGTCCGCTGTCTCCTCTGCCAAGGGTATTCAAAGTAAACTAAAGAATATTAATAAGACATCTATCCTTGACCAATTAGGGGAACAGGCAGAAGAAGCAAAAAGAACTTTGGAAAAAAGACGGTCTTCGTTAGAAAAAAACTTAGATGCAAGAAACCAAGCAAAGGGTCTTGCTAAAAAAACTCCTTCAAGCGGGTCAAGAGACTTACAGTATCCACTATATGACCAACTAGATAACTACATTATTTTCAGAACACGTGCTCGTGAGGCAAGAGAAGGTGCAAATGCAGCTAACCTATTATCTAAAGAAGATATAGAAATAGCAATGTACGTTAAACCCGAACATTTAGCAAGTAACTTCACCGTTAACTATAAGACTCAAGGTTTTGGTACAGGTATCCGTGGACTTGCAGATATGTTTGATGGGGGTGAATCTGGCAACTTCTTTGGTGGTGGTGGTGACCTAGAACAATTTGCGGGTGAAGTTAAAAACATGGCAGGAGCTGCTATAAACAAATTGATGAATTCTGCTACAGGTGATTTCATGAACATGAATGCTGGACGAGCAGTTAACCCGATGGAAGAACAGTTGTTAGAAGGTATTGGATTTCGTTCTTTCTCATTTCAGTATGAATTCTATCCACGTTCTGAGGAAGAAGCAGACATGGTTCAGCAAATCATGTACTACTTTAGAACTGCAATGTTACCCGATACTTTTGGTACGTCTGAAACAACAGAAAACGAAAACTTCTTTAACTACCCAAATGTATTTGATGTAGAATGGGAAGGCCCTATTGCAGAAAGACTAGACGGTTTTATGCCAATGGTTTGTACAGGTTGCGACATCCAACACGGTGACACAGAATTAGGTTTTTTTGAGAATGGTCAACCAACCAAGTCTGCTATGAAGTTAGACTTTACAGAAATCAAAATTGTTACTCAAGAGAACTTCCAAAAGATTTCCCCAGTTGGGGATAAGTCTATTACTGGTGCTGACTACAGTATTCGTGATAGACAAACAAGGGGTGATGGGTAATGGCTAACCAATTATATAAAAACTTTCCCGAAATACAATATAAACTTTCTGATGGTAGAATTGTTACCATCAAAGACTTCTTCCGTAAAGCACAAATAAACGGAAACACGTTAAGTGATATAGTTGATTACACTGTCTACGAAATTCAAGACGGAGAACGTCCCGATATTATTGCATCAAAACTATACGGTGACGGTGACTTACATTGGACTTTGTTTCTTGCTAATGAGATAACTAATTACTATGATTGGCATATGGACAATCAAACCTTTGAAAACTACTTAGATGACAAATATCGTGGACAAGTTCTAGTTGCACCAAACAGTACAGACATAGTATCATCAACCAGTAAATTTTTAGTAGGGGAAGATGTATCACAGGGAAGTGCTAAAGGTAAGGTGTTAAAAGTAGACCCAACATTTAAACGCATATGGGTAGAGACGGTCAATGGTCAAAAGTTTAAAGCAAACCAAGAAGTTACAGGATTAAACAGCACCAAATCATTTACACCAAACTCAGTGCAAGAAAGTAGAGATGCGACTGCATACTATTATAATGCTGATGCCTTTGATGCGGGGATACGTTTAAATAATGATTTAACTGAAACAGGTAATTGGGTTCCTCAAACTTTCCAACACCAAGAACTGGAAGAAAACGAAAAGAAAAGAACTATCAAAGTTATCAGACCCGAATTCATACGAAGAGTTGTATCCGAGTTTGAACGCATAATGGCGTAATTATGACTGAAAAGAAAAATATGCAAGGTGGTGTATTTACCATCGATGCCATAAATTTAGTGAACCAAGAAGGTGAATCCGTAGACATACAGAATTCAGTTCTAATGTTTCGTCTGTATGAAAGTATCTACAATAAGTTCGTTACGGGTGATATCCATATTATTGATGGTCTTGATTTATTGAAAAATTTTAAGATTGTTGGTGATGAGTACATTCGTATTTCAATCAAACAGATTGAAGGCATGGGTGAAGAATCTGCTGAAGAATTCAGTATTGACAGAGATTTAAAAGTTTACAAGATTAGTGCAATTAATAGAGTTGACCAATCAACTCAATCCTATGTTCTCAAAGTGTGTGACCCACGGATGTTTACTGCTAGAAATACTAGAGTATCTAGAGTCATGCGTGGTTCATATGATAAGATGTTGCAGAACGTTCTTATCGAAGAAGGTCACATACCTACAGAGGAATTCGTTCATTGGGAAGACACTAAACCCGAAAACCAACAAATGGTTTTACCTAACTGGACGATTGATAAGTTCATAGATTTTTGTGTGAACAACAGTGACAAAGGTATGGCTGATAACGCAACATATCAGAATGGTATGTTCTTTTACGAAACCTTAAATGGTGGTTTCTGTTTTAAAAGTATTGATGAAATGTTCCAACAAGAATTTCCTCTTACATTTTCGTATGGGTCTAGACAAGGAGATACCAAAACTGCAGATATAGATGCAAATGCTGATGGTGGGGTTAATACCGTTATTGAATCGATTGAACACCCGCAACGAGCAGACACTTTAAGGGGAATGATTGGGGGTGCTTATGCATCAACTCAATTGACATATGACCCTATAAGAAAAGTAGAAGAAATTGACCTTTACTCTATTGATGAAGTTTTTTCAAGAAATTCAGAAGGACACCTTTCGGGTCATCCAATGATTAGAACAGGTGGACAAAACGAGGTCTTTGAAAAAGTCCTTACAACAGAGAATGTAGTCGATGCAAAAGTATCTCCAGCAGTTAGTGACAAAGATGTAGATACTAATCTAGGATATAAGTACGATGCGGTTAGAATTTCAGACACTAGAATGATTCATGCATACGATAACGCAACCACTCTAGACGAAGAGGAAACCTTTAAAGGATGGTCTGCCAAAGTCGATACAGCTAAACTAGAACGTAGAGCAATGTTAGAAATTCTACAACAAAATAGAATCATAATTACAATACCTCTAAGAACAGACTTGAGTGTTGGAACAGTTATTAAGTTAGATATCCCCCCACCGCAATCTTCAACAGGTGGTGTGGACATTGCAGATAAAATGAATGATAACAGATATTTGATTACAGACATATGTGTGAATGGTGTACCTGCTGACAAGGTGGGTAAATTGTTCATTGAATGTGTAAAAGAAAGTTACGCAAGAAAGATAGCAGATTATACTCCGTTAGATAATACAGCTGCTCCGAGGAAAGTATAATGAAATTTTGGTATGGTATAGTAGAAGATAGACAAGACCCGTTGATGATTGGTAGGGTTCGTGTTCGTGTACATGGTTCACATACGCATCAAAAAGATGCAATCGCAACCCCCGACTTACCATGGGCTCAAGTCATACTTCCAACCACCGAAGCAGGTCTTTCAGGATTCGGTAGAGGTAACGGTCTCGTAGAAGGGTCTACGGTATTTGGATTTTGGAGAGACGAGGAATACATGCAAGACCCTGTGGTACTAGGTGTTACAGCAGGTATGCCCGCACAAGGTTCTCGTATTACCTTAAAAGATGAATTGATACAGAGAACTGTAGAAGATGGTTTCAATGACCCAAGACGATTGACAGTTGAAGATTATGTCGATACCCCCGATGGGGAAACGCCTGTCCATGACACATCAAGAACGTTTGGTCTTACAACTGCTTTAGACACAGCACCTAAACATGTAAAGTCTCTTACACTAAACTATGATGGGACAGGTTCTACAATAGAAGAAGTTGAACTTACCGAAGAGGACTTACCATACTACCCCAAGTATTATGATGCTTCAGATTTAAATGATAACACAACAGGCATCGCAACATACACCCATAGAAGTTTTACAAAACTTAAAGAATCAACTCAGACAATTACAAATTCAGAACCCGAAGTTGAGAATCTAAAACATGTAAACACAAAAGAAATCTTTACAGATAATACAAAGAAAAGAATAGTGGATGAGGAATGGGCATTCCCAGTATCACCCGCTAAACCTGTTTACCCCTATAACAAATCAATGACTACTGAGTCGGGTCATATCATTGAACTTGATGACACCCTTGGTGCAGAACGTATAGCACTTGAACATAGAAGTGGAACGTTCTATGAAATACATCCTGATGGGTCTCAGGTAACTAGAATTGTAAATGATAATTATACAGTAGTCGCAAAAGACGACAAACTAATTGTCGGTGGTAACGTAGATGTTTCTGTCGAAAAGGGTAATGTCAGAATTGCAGTAGCAACAGGTAATGCAGATATCTATGTAGCAGGTCATACAGACCTAATGGTAGACGGAAATGTAAATGCAACCGTAGGTGGAGATGTAACTGCAAATATAACAGGTCTAGTTGACGCACAAATAGGTGGAACACTTAATGCTAATGTAGTAGGTGACACCACATTTACTTCACCCACAACTTTGATGACTACGGATTTAACAGTGGACGGTACAGTTCATATTACAGGTAAACAAACAAACGAATCAACAATTAGTGCCGATGGTGATATTGATACTAAGGCAGGAAACTCGCCAACACTTGCAACTCATACACACAACTACTTCAGTGGTGCTGGTGGAGCAGGTTCGGGCGCTCCAGCTGAAACGAAGAAACCTTCATAGACATATGCTGTTGATGTATAAATAGAAGTATGGCAGACTTAAAATCAGAAGCAAAGAACGTTGCAAATTCTAGAATTTATTCAGATATAGATTTTAGATTTAAACCACATCCAATTACTGGAGACGTTACTATTAAGTATGATAGTGACGCAATAAGACGTTCAGTAAGAAATATAGTTCTGACCAACTTTTATGAGAGACCCTTCAAACCAAGTTTAGGTTCTAATATCAGAAATCAGTTATTTGAAAATAATAGTCCTAGAGCTCAAAACCGCTCGGCATCTAAAATAAAAAAAATAATTGAAGATTTTGAACCTAGGGTACAGAATGTTAAGATATCATTTGGTGAGGTGTCTGATAGAAACGAACTGAATATAACAGTATTTTATAACATAAAAAATAATGCTCAATCCCAAGAGATGGATTTCACCATAACGAGAGCGAGATAGAGGAAACCAAATGTCAACAGTAAAAAGTTCATCCCTAAACGTAACTGATTTAGATTTTGAGGACATAAGCCAAAATTTAAAAAGTTACTTAAAAGGACAGGATAGTCTAAAAGATTATAACTTTGAGGGTTCGACACTTTCGATGTTGGTAGATTTACTTGCATATTCATCGCACATTGGCGCAGTAAATACAAACATTGCAGCTTCAGAATTGTTTTTGGATTCTGCACAAATTAGAAAGAACGTGGTATCACGTGCAAAAGATTTAGGTTTTATCCCTGCTTCAGAATCAGCTGCTACAGCAATTTGTGATATTACAGTAAATAATGTAAGAAACCCCGATGGCACATATCCAAGTGCAAATGAAATGACAATCCCAGCAGGGACAAGATTCAACACAGTATATGACGGTAAAAGTTATACCTTTGTATGTTATGCGGGTGTAACACCTCAACCAAATGGTAAGAGTTTTTCATACACTAATGTACAATTGAAACAGGGACTGAATGCGAGTGACGTATTTGTTTACGATAGACAGGAACCTAATCCTAAGTTTGTATTAAGTCAAGCAAGAATTGATAGACAATCAATGACCGTTTCAGTTAACTCTGGCGGGGTATCAACTGCACACGCACTTGCAAGTGATATTTCAAATGTCCTATCCACCAGTAAGGTGTACTTCACGCAAGAAAACGAAGACGGATTTACCGAACTCTATTTTGGTGATGGAAGTATCGGTGAGGAACTTAGGGATGGTGATATTATAACTGTCCAATATACTATTGTAAATACAATACATGCTAACGGTGCATCCAAGTTTTCACTCTTAGATACAATCAACGGGTTTTCAGATGCAGTCATTACAACTACTTCACCCGCAGCTGGTGGTGCAGAAAAAGAGTCTGTGGAATCAATTAAATTTAAAGCAACAAAGTTCTACTCTTCACAAAACAGACTGGTAACACTGAATGACTATAAAGCAAAGGTCAGTGAGTATTACCCGAATGCAGATGCAGTTGCAGTATGGGGTGGTGAAGATAATGACCCACCTGTATACGGTAAAGTATTTGTTGCTATCAAACCTTTAAACAGTGACTATCTGTCTGACGTAGAAAAAGAATTGGTTAAAAACAACCTAAATAAACTTAACGTTATTACAGTTAGACCCGAAATAGTAGACCCCGAAATCATCAAGATTATGGTCACTACCATATTTCAGTACAACGAAAAATCAACAGATTTAACAAGTGGCGAGTTAGAGACCATGGTTAAGAACACAATCGTAGAATACGATAGAGATAATCTAAACAACTTTGATAGTATTTTTAGACACTCAAATCTATTGAATCGGATTGATGAGACTGATAGTTCGATTTTATCTAATATCTCTAACATACGTTTAAAACTCAAAAAGAAAGTTTTGTTACTAGGTCAAAATGCTGGACTAACAGTAGACTTTGGTAACCCTTTGTATAATCCATCGAGCGGATACAACGCATCTGCTGGTGGTATTACAAACACAACAGGATTTTACATTAGTGGCGATGATACCAACATCATGTATTTTGATGATGATGGTACTGGCAAACTCCGAAGATTTCTCTTATCAGGTTCTACAAGAATCTATCAAGATAATGAAGCTGGGTCTGTCGATTATGGCACTGGTAAAATATCAGTCAATTCTCTGATTATAACCTCAACGGTTAATTCAGATAATACGATTGATTTCACTTTAATACCTAATTCAAATGATGTTATTGCTAAACGAGGTTCGTTAATCGATATTTCTTCTGATGATATCAAGGTCACAAGTGAATTGGACACCGTTGCAAGCGGTGAATCGAGTGCTGGTGTAGGATTTATTCCCGCATCAACCTCATCTTACTAACTATGGATAAAGCGGTCATGAATCCCATGAGTAGTTTACCATTCAATTGGATAATAATAGGAGAAAATTCAAATGGCAGATAAGAAAATATCAGCGTTAACTGCAGTAGCAGACGCAGACATCGGGGGTGATGATTTACTTCACATCGTTGATAACCCAGGCGGAACACCCGTCAACAAAAAGATGACAATTGCTCAACTTTTTGAAAATATCCCTACGCATTTAGCGGTAGATGATATCACAACCTTAACGGCAACTGCAAGTAACCTTGCTAGTTCTTTTGCAACTGCAATCGACCTATCAGGTGCTTCAGGTAACGTTGCATTTACGTTGGACAACGGTGTTGACGTTGGTCAGTTGAAATTGATTTATCAAAAGACTGAACCAGCTAGTTCACATGTAGCCAACATTACTGTAACAAATTTTGGTAGTGGTACATCTTCATCTAATCAAATTTCCCAATCAACACAGGGTGATGCGGTTATTTTGATTTGGGATGGTTCTAAGTGGTATGTTTTAGCGAACTTTGAAAGTACGGTAACATTGTCTTAATATGAGTATTGGGAACGTTGACAAATTAATTCCTAGACTTAATAGTCTAGTCCCCGACTTTGTTACGGCAGAGTCGCCAGAATTTGTCGCTTTCCTAAAAGCTTATTTTGAGTTTCTAGAACATGAAACAGTAGTTCTAAAATCTCAAGAGGCACATGATTGCCTTGGTGCGGAAGATGGTAGTGGTGGATTTATATATGAAACCGCTACCGTTTCCCCATCATCTCAAGATGCCAATAAAATATTACTGGAACGAACAGCAGATAATTTTAACATCGATTCTGACCCATTCGGAGTGGGTGAGTATATCGTTGGTTTGGATTCAAAAACTGTCGCAGAAGTTAAAGTCATTAATTCAAACAGATTGTTTGTTAAGACTATTTCAGGATACGGTTTTAAACCAAATGAAGTTGTAGAAGGAAGAACAAGTAAACAGAGAGGTATCGTTTCTAATTACAAAGAGTCTTCAATTCGTGCTAACAACAAACT